CGCTGCGAAGCAACCCGCTACGAAAACGAATCTCAGGAGCTCCACTAATGGCTGACTCTATGGACCTCGTACAACAGCGCGTTGAAGAAGAACGCCAGCGCCACATCCACACTGCCCGCAACAGAGCTCCGGGCGTTTCCCGTGTGCTTTGCATCGAATGCGATGCGCCGATCCCTCCAGCTCGCCGCCGCGCTATTCCGGGCGTGCAGTGCTGTGTGACCTGTCAGGAAATCGCAGAGCTTAAAGGCAAGCACTACAACGGAGGCGTTGTATGAGCACTATCCTGAAATGGGCGGGAAACAAAACCGCTATCATGTCCGAACTCAAAAAGCACCTCCCAGATGGCCCGCGGCTGGTTGAACCTTTCGCGGGTTCCTGCGCTGTGATGATGGCAACAGACTATCCTCATTATCTTGTCGCGGATATTAACGCTGACCTTATTAATTTGTATAAGAAAGCGGCCTACCATCCTGAGAAATTAATACAGGTTGCATTGGTATTATTCAGCAAAGGTAACAGTGCTGAAAAATATTATGAAAATCGTCTGCGTTTTAACGAAGATACATCCCTTACCACGCTGGAACGCGCCGCATTATTCCTGTATTTAAATCGCCATTGTTATCGTGGGTTGTGTCGTTATAACCAACGTGGGAAATTTAATGTTCCCTACGGTAATTATAAAAATCCATATTTCCCTCATGCAGAAATCCTGACCTTTGCTGAAAAGGCAGTGCGTGCCACGTTCATCTGCGCCAGCTATGACGAAACGCTGGCAATGCTGCAGGCGGGTGATGTTGTCTACTGTGATCCACCTTATGACGGTACCTTTAGCGGTTATCACACTGCCGGGTTCTCTGATGATGACCAGTATGATTTGGCATCTCTTCTGGTGCGCCGGTCATCAGAGGGGCACCCAATCGTCGTATCAAATAGCGACACCCGCCTGATTCGTTCGTTTTACCGAAATTTCGCCATTCACCGTATCAGCACAAAACGCAGCATTGGCGTAGCCGCGGGCGGGGGTAAAAAGGCAGACGAACTGATAGCTGTAATTAAACCGAAGGTTTGCGTTGGGGGTGATTTAGCAGGCGGTCGTGATTACTCCGTTGTGCGTGAGGTGCGCGTATGAATAATTCCGCAGCAGTAATTGTGCCGACCGATATCAGCGCGATGATTCGTGAAATTGAAGTTTCATATGCCCGTTATCTCAATGAATTCAGAATTCCATCAGATCACAAAATTATCGTTAACTTCTCTGCCGGAAAAGACAGCACGACAACAGCTACGATTGCACATCATCTGTTCGGAGATCGCGTACAAAATGTGATGGCAGATACAGACAATGAACATGAATTGACCGTTGAGTATGCACGAAATATTCATCATCACATTGGTTGTAAACCCGTTCAGATTGTTAAGCGCATTTATACCGACGCAGAGTTCGATCGTCGCCGTAAATCGCTCATAGAACGCTGGCCCAAGCGACAGGCAATTCGGATGGGGGCTTATCGTGGCGTAATCATGCCATCGCTGGCCCGCTCGGATACCAAATTTGGTCAGGCATGGTTGCGTACAGCTGAACGCTGGGGCATTGAGTTTGAAACAGCTCTGGAGGCAGCGCTTTCCGTTATGCAGCCGAGTGGTAATAGTTTTCTGGATGCTGCATTGCTACATGGGAAATTCCCCATGCTCAGGGACCGTTTTTGCACGGATGAGCTCAAGATTCAGATCGCCTTTGATGCTGCTATAAAGCCTCTGCTTGATGATGGGGATGTAGTGGTTCAGTGGTCCGGCGTTCGGGCTGATGAGTCATCCAAACGAGCGGGTTACGAGCGATTTTCTAAAGATCAGCGCGACCCTGATTTTTTGTACAACTTCCTTCCGATTCATCAATGGACCGCGGCGGATGTATTCGCACTTCATAAATACTTTGGTATTTCACCAAACCCGCTCTACACCCAAGGGGCGTCACGCGTTGGATGCATGAACTGTGTGTTATGCAACAAGGAGGAAATAGCAGAGACGGCAGCCCGTTGGCCTGAGCATATTGAAAAACACAAAGAGTGGGAGCTGAGGGTTCGACTAACTTCTCGCTGGGTACACTGGATGAGTGTCGGCGAGATAAGCCAACGCTGGATGAAGAAATTTGATTTACCTCTGGGGCGAAGCGTCCAGCTCTATAACCTTGCTCCAGAAGTGCAGCATATTGATTGGTCTGGATTTTATGGCCCACGCGGAAACCTTAATTCCCCGGGAGTTGATGAGGTCGTGGAATGGGCTAAAACAGGTCGCGGAGGAAAAGTATATGACCTGGTCAAGGCCAGTATGGACACTTCCGTCTGCTCATCACGTTACGGTCTTTGTGAATGAGCATTTATTCATGGAATCCGCCAAGAAAGGCGGTCAATCCCTATCTGGACCCGGCGCAAGTTGCGCCGGAGTCTGCGCTTTCAAACCTGATTACTCTCTATGCTGCGGATAACGAGCAGGAACAGCTGCGCCGCGAGGCCCTGAGTAATGAGGTCTGGGAACGCTATTTCTACAATGAATCCCGTGATCCTGTTCAGCGAGAAATGGAGCAGGACCAGCTGATAAGCCGTGCCAAAATGGCCCGTGAACAGCAGCAATTCAACCCCGATCTGGTCATCGTTGCTGACGTGTGCGCCCAGCCAGCGCATATCAGTAAGCCGCTGCTTGAACGGATTAAATATTTCGAGGGACTGGGCAAGCCGAAGGCATATTCCCGCTATCTGCGTGAAACCATCAGGCCGTGCCTTGAACGCCTGGAGCGCGTGCGTACCAGCCAGATTTCTGCTTCATTCCGTTTTATGGCGAGCCATGAGGGGATGGAGGGCTTACTGGTCCTGCCCGAAATGAACCAGGAGCAGGTTAAGCGATTATCCACCTTGGTGGCGGCACATATGAGCATGTGCTTGGATGCTGCCTGCGGTGAGTTGTTTACGGATGAAGACGTTACGCCGGAAGAGATCCGCCGGTCATGGGAAAGGGTGGCCGCTGAGGCCATGCGCGTTGATGTTATCCCGCCTGCTTTCGAGCAGCTGCGCCGTAAAAAGCACCGCCGTAACCCGGTCCCATACGAGCTTATTCCGGGCTCGCTTGCCCGTATGCTTTGCGCGGACTGGTGGTATCGCAAACTGTGGAAGATGCGGTGTGAATGGCGGGAAGAACAGCTGCGCGCTGTCTGCCTGGTTAACAAAAAAGCGTCCCCGTATGTCAGCTATGAAGCCGTGATCCACAAACGCGAACAGCGCCGCAAATCACTGGAGTTTTTCCGCTCGCATGAGCTGGTTAACGCCGAAGGTGACACGCTGGATATGGAGGAAGTGGTAAACGCCAGCAGCGGCAATCCGGCGCACCGGCGCAACGAAATGATGGCCTGCGTTAAGGGGCTGGAGCTGATTGCAGAAATGCGTGGTGAATGCGCTGTGTTCTATACCATCACCTGTCCGTCACGCTTTCACGCAACGCTCAATAACGGCAGGCCAAACCCGAAATGGACCAGTGCCACGGTCCGGCAGAGTAGCGATTACCTGGTAAATATGTTTGCCGCCTTCCGTAAAGCTATGCACAAAGCCGGGCTGCGCTGGTATGGCGTTCGCGTTGCTGAACCACACCATGACGGCACCGTGCACTGGCACCTGCTTTGCTTCATGCGCAAAAAAGACCGCAAATCCATCACCGCGCTGCTGCGTAAATTCGCCATTCGTGAGGACCGCGAGGAGCTGGGTACCAATACCGGGCCGCGCTTCAAGTCTGAGCTTATAAACCCACGCAAGGGTACGCCGACAAGTTATATCGCCAAATACATCAGCAAGAACATCGACGGGCGCGGGCTGGCGCAGGAAATCAGTAAAGAAACGGGCAGATCACTGCGCGATAACGCTGAGAACGTAAACGCCTGGGCTTCGCTGCACCGTGTCCAGCAATTCCGCTTCTTTGGTATCCCTGGCCGCCAGGCGTACCGAGAGCTTCGCCTTCTGGCCGGTCAGGCTGCCAGGGTGCAGGGTGAAAAGAAGGCAGGCGCGCCCGTACTGGAAAACCCGCGTCTGGATGCTGTGCTGGCTGCAGCTGATGCTGGCTGTTTTGCCACCTACATCATGAAGCAGGGCGGCGTCCTGGTTCCCCGTAAACATCACCTTGTCAGAACTGCCTATGAGCTCAACGAGGAGCCGAGCGCCTACGGCGATCATGGTGTCCGAATTTATGGCATCTGGTCCCCGATCATTGAGGGCCGGATCTGCACTCATGCAGTGAAGTGGAAAATGGTTCGTAAAGCCGTTGACCTTCAGGAGGCGACAGCCGACCAGGGCGCTTGCGCCCCTTGGACTCGTGGCAATAACTGTCCCCCTGTTGAAAATTTGAACCAATCAGGGGGTGAAGTACCGGATATTACTTCCATGGAAGAAAAGGCGCTGCAGGATTACCTGCATGGAATGGGAAAAAGGGAGCGGCGGGAGTTGGTTTCCCGACTCAGGCTGGTAAAACCGAAGCGAAAAAAGGCTTACAAGCAGAATATTTCTGAGCAGCAGCGCTTGCAGCTGGAGTATGAGCTGCATTCCAGAGGCTTCAATGGCAGTGAGTATGAGGTGAATTTACTACTACGCGGCGGCAGCCTTCCGTCTGGGGGAGGGCTACGCATTTTTTACCAGAACGGGCGGCTGCGTGAGGATGACAAATGGCGTCAGTATTACTGACACATCGGAATTTTTTTGTTTTTGACTCATATCAGGTCTTTCTTATTGAAGGCCAAAAAAGCGTTTTACATTTAGAAATTGGTAATATACTGTATATATAAACAGTGTTGATACATACAGTTATATTGCGTAAGTGGCCGTAAAAGGAGGGAAAATGCAGGATTATCTTTTGGAGTCATTGAAACTTCAGCGCATTGATTTTTTCTTAAAACTGGTGGGGGCAAGCGATTGCAGCGATGAAGAAAAGCGGCTGGCAATCCAGTGGGTTTCTGAACTGACTGACGAGTTGATGGCAAAAATACGTAACCATGAGTACAGCCGCACAATGGACGCTACTAGTTAGCCCTGTGTAAAAAAGACAGTAATCACCAGATTATCTATCGGGGCCAGTTGCTGGAACGGTTTACCTCTAGCGGCTGGGTCTTCTTTCAACGTCCAAAGGAGTCCGGCGGAGGTTTTTTGGTTGGGCTGCACTCATGAGGACTGCTTCTGGCTTGAGATGGAATTCCCGGTTTAGCTCTATGAAGGACTGGGGTTTTTGATGGAAGTCGCTAGGATAGAGTGGCGAAGCGATAAATTTGACGCGAATTATTCCCTGTTTGATTAAAAATGTATTATTTTATAATGACATACTATTTTATCAGGTAGTGCACAATGGATTTGATCTATAAAGTTCTGGCTTCATTGGGTGGAATATCTTTTATTGCATCTGGTGTGTTAGCTTGGATTGGGAAAGTTTATATAGAAAGATATAAGGCGCGGTTAAACAAAAAGACTGCTGAATTTCAATCAGAGCTAAGTGCAACTAATGAAAGGATCAGGGCGAAGCTGGATAATTCTGTTTATGTAACGAAAGCATATTTTGACAAGGAGTTATCAGCATATAGTCTAATCTGGAATTCGATGTTCGAAACAAGAGAAAGTGTACTAAAGTTAAGGCCTGCAGTGGATCAGGTAGACCCTGAAGAACCATTTGAAGAGCGTAAGTTCAGAAGATTGAAAAATTTTGCAGGTGCATTTAATTCATTTGTTATAAGCGTTGAGTCTAATAAACCCTTTATTGCACCAGAAGTTTATAAAATTCTTGACTCTTTTCGGAAGGAATGTCGTTCCGAGTCAATTTTGTTTGAACATGGTGACCCTGAGTTAGATTGGGTAAAATATTGGAAAGAAGCAGAATTGAATCGTACAACCATCAGCAAGCTTTTTGATGAAACGTGTGATGCAATTCGCAATAGGATGCATACGTTAACTGTGGTTACTTAGATTTCAGAACAGTTGTGCTGCCCCCTTTGGCGGTTGTGCATGTCTATGCCGCATGAATCCGCATGATCGTTTAAGGATCGTTTTAGACGAAGCCCGCCAGGAATGGCGGGCTTTTGCTTATGTCATGCAGGCGCATGAAAACCACTCCGTAAAGCGGGCAGGCGTGGCGGGGCTACGAGTGCGCGCAAAGCACATTGAAGACTATTGGATTTAGCAATCACTTCATGTATAAAGAAGAAAAAATGAGGTGTCTATGAAAAAACAATTAACGGAAGAACATCAGAACCAGCTTATAGGCCATCTCATAAAGAAAGAGTTTTATATAGGCGGAAATACAAAACTATCTATATTTTTATGTGGTGGTGATGTGGCTAACCATCAATCGGGTCGACATCAGTTTTCACAGTTTTTAGCAAAAGCGAAAAATGTTGATGTGTTCTACCCTGAAGATCTGTTTGATGACTTACTTGCAGGTCAGGGACAACATAGCCTTCTGAGTCTTGAGAATATATTGGCGGAAGCTGTTGATGTAATAATATTATTTCCTGAGAGCCCAGGGTCACTTACAGAGTTGGGTGCATTTTCAAATAATGAAAGTTTAAGGAAAAAATTAATATGCATTCAAGATGTAAAATTCAAATCTAAAAGAAGTTTTATTAATTATGGGCCGATAAGGCTACTGCGAAGCTTTAACTCAAGTTCGGTTTTGCGTTATCATCCTGATGAGTTGGCTGAACTTTGTAGCAAACCTTTCAAAGATTTGAAAAGTTCTTTTTTATATAAGGGTGTTACAAGGGCTATTAATCGAATATTAAAAGCTCATAAAGTGGATAAAGGTATCGGAAATTTATTATATGTCGATAGGTTTATTTTGCCATGCATATATCTTTTAGAAGATATCAGTTTTAGAACTCTTCTTGAATTAACAAGTAAAGCTATAAAGCAAGATGAGGTTTTATCTAAAATAATTGTTAGGTCGACTCTTACACGGCTTATCAATCAGAGAAAAATATTAAGAACAATAAACGGCTATCAGGTCACTCCTGTAGGTGCTAACTATGTAAGGAATGTGTTCGATAGGAAGAGACTCGATGGTCTTCGTTTGGAGATCATGAACTTTGAAAATCGTAGGAGATCAACCTTTAACTATGATAAAATCCCATATGTGCACCCTTAGCGAGAGGTTTGCCATTCGTGGTGTCCTCTGGATGCTGTTTCGGCATCCTGCAAGTAATCTGAGTCACTGTCTGCTTTCCTTGTTGGAACGGCGAGCATCGCTTGATGCTCTCCGAGCCAACAATGAAACCCGTTGTTTATGGCGTAAGGGTGCACAACTTCTATGAAATCTGCTCGTTTTTCGAACACTTTTAAGTTGAGACATTTGGGGCTACCTGTCATGAGTAGTTTGCAAGATATGTCTAGTGCCACACGTCTCTCTGTTGAAACGCTTCGCCTGATGATATACAGAGCCGATTTTCGGTACAAAATATATTCCATTGAAAAGAAAGGCCCAGAGAAAAAAAAGAGAACAATATATCAACCTTCCCGGGAGCTTAAAGCCTTGCAAGGATGGGTACTCCGTAACATCTTAGATAAATTGTCATCATCCCCTTTTTCAATGGGTTTCGAAAAAAAACAATCAATCCTGAACAACGCTACTCCTCATATGGGGGCAAATTTTATACTGAATATTGATCTGGAAGATTTTTTCCCAAGCTTGACTGCTGATAAGGTTTTTGGGGTTTTTTATTCTCTAGGGTATAACCGCTTAATATCCTCCTCATTAACGAGAATTTGCTGTTATAGGAACTTGCTTCCTCAAGGTGCACCTTCCTCTCCTAAATTAGCTAATTTGATTTGCTCTAAACTTGATTATCGAATTCAAGGATATGCAGGTAGTAGGGGGTTGATATATACAAGATATGCAGATGACCTTACCTTGTCCGCACAGTCGATGAAAAGAGTTATCAAAGCAAAAGACTTCTTAATATCTATAATTCCTAGTGAAGGCTTAAAAATTAACTCTGGGAAAACTTCTATTAGTGGTCCGCGGAGTCAGAAAAAAGTCACTGGTTTGGTTATCTCGCAAGAAAAAGTTGGGATTGGTCGATTAAAATACAAAGAGATTCGAGCTAAAATACATCATGTTTTTATAGGTCATTTAAAAGATATAGAGCATGTGAAAGGATGGCTGTCGTTTATATCAAGTGTTGATGCAAAAAGCCATAAAAGATTAATGACTTACATTGGTAAGTTAGAGAAGAAATATAAATGCAATCCTTTAAATAAATGAAGGCCATCAGGTCTTCATTTATTTTCTATAATGCGTAGCTTGAAAAAATTATCACATCTTCTCCAATCCAATCATTCAACTCCTGCATGCGCTTCTGCAATGGCATCAATTCGTTGCGCACGAACACAAGGCTTGCCTTCTCCACATCTCCAAACCCCCCAACATTACTCGGCATGATCCCCATCATCTGTGGCGGAACGCGGTGTGCCGCCATCATGTCGTCCCGGCTCACGTTCTTGATATTAAGAAACTCATCCTTTGCCGCCACCTCTGACAGCGGGATGATCTGAATCCCATCCTTTTTCCCGTTCGGTGAATACATAAACAGGTTGCGGAAGTTGCCCGGCCCTTTGGCACTTTTCATGGCCTGGCGGATATTGTTCACGTCCTCTTGGTTCTGTGCGGCGTCGGTCATATACATGATGAAGCCTGCGTGGCTGCCGTTGATGTAATACTTCCGGCGGAACAGAGTCGCGGACTCATTCAACAGGGCGGAAGGGATAGCGGACAGGTATTCGGGCAAGCCGTAAATTTCTTGATTCAGGTCCGGCTCCATCAAGTGGAAGATGCTGCCTTTGGTGAACTCATAGGGCTGCGTGGTCATGCCGTATTGCACAAACCAGTAGGTATCGAGATCGATCCCGCGGCG